AAACTTCTCTAATTCTTGTACCAAAATTTGGTTGCATATATCGTTCACCTTTAAAGGTCATTAATAAGTTTTTCAAATTTGAAAGTACTTGTTCTTCTGTTGTAAATGTTTGTGCAAATACTTGTCCTCCACCTCGCGATCCAGAAGCATAATTAAGAGCATCACCAAAATATGAACCTCTAAAATGTTCAGTAACTGCAATAGAAGATTTGTTAAAAGGTAGTGGTATTCCTACCGCAACTTCGGGAGTTTCATTAATAGGCTGATATTGATATACCGGTCTTTTATTGATTGCCATTATTTACCTTTCTTTTTATCTATTGCTTTCATTAATCCACGATAATCTTTTGTCATATTTTCAACTGTTTTTGCAACATTTTCATTTTGCATATTAACCGGCCTACCGGTAGTATCATGTGTTGCCAATGGACCTTGAACCGTATTAGATGTCCTCATTGAACCCATATCCGGCCATGAATCTTGTTGCATTACTAATGGTCCTTGCTGCATACTTGCAAAATCTGCTGTCCCAGCTGTTTCATTTAATATATCATTCAGCATTGAATTTGAACTAAATGATTTTTTTGATTTAGATTTAGACTGGGGTTTAGGCTGTTCTGTCATTGTATGTAAATTCATTCCATGTGACATAACTTTATCATGATTTATATTCTGTTCTGTTATTATTTCTTTAACAGCAGAACGTACTTCTTCTCGTATAATCTTTCGTAATACTTTAACAAATGATTTAGAACTCATATACCTCTCCTTTTTTATAAATATGAAATAGTTGTGAATTAGCCTAGGTTACTTTACCTAATCCTTTACCTATTCCAGGTCCTGCTCCTTTACCCGGAGTAATAGTTGCTCCTGCTCCTGATACTGGGTCTGACATAACTCCTTGGCCGGCTGCATTAATAGTTGTAACTGCAGTAGTAACAGCTGTTTTTACATCTCCCGATCTTACAAATTTATCAATTGCGGCTGCAACATCTTGTGCAAATTGATCTATACCTTCTGCTTGGTCTCGAACTTCTTCGCCTTCTTTTTCGCCTTGTCGCTGCAAGGCAGCTTTTAAATCTTGTAATAATCCATTTTTATCTAAAGGCATAATTTATTCTCCTATTATTGATGCATCTTTTCAATTTCTTCTTGTATCTCTTTTAATCTCTCAAGAGCACTAGATTGCCCCGTTGGACCTGACGGTGTTGCATATCGTTCAATACCTTCAGCTAAATCTACACATATTTTAAGCCATTCTTCAATTTGTGTAAAATAATGATCTGCATCTATTTGCCATGCCGGTGTTACAAACTTTATATCCTTTGCAGATATTAACATTAGTTCATCTTTTTTTGTATTAAATATCATCCTTTCGGCTCCTATAATAACCTGCGATTCTTGATAATCTACTAACGGCATAGGTTCTTCAGGAGTTTGTCCGATGTTTGGTTGTGCTAATTCAAATCGTTTTATTTTTTGTTTTGATGTTAAATATATAAAACTTTTATCATCATCTGGTTCTTCAATTTTATAATATGGGTCATATGTATCTTCACCTGAATATCCGTCTAATAATCCTTTTACTTCACATGTAAGTGCTATAAATGGATCACCAGCTTTTTCTCCTTCCCAAAAAGGTTCTTCTTTATATTTATCTAATTCTAAATGAGTACTACTAAATCTAAAAATAGAACCAAATCTTGATGCTCTAATTATATCTCCTTGAAATGGTTGTATAGGCAGTACATCTTTTTTTTCAAATGATACTTGTTTAGGTTCTGCTCCTGGTGAAACTTTTGATATTCCATCAGAACTATATCCTCTACCAGATACTTGTGAATCTTGTATAAATGGCATAATGGTATTATTAACTATTCCATGTGCATTTACTAGACACATATAATACCATCTATATTGATTTAACTTTTCTGCCTTACCATCTATAGCATTATAAACCAAAACTTGTTCTCCGTATAAAGGTACATTTAACATCGTAGGATCGGCCGGAACAGCCCATACTTCAGAAGATGTAGTCATTTCTTTACCTCTGAGTCGTATACGTATTGTTCCAGGAGGATGATCTAAACCATCTTCATCTTGATATTTATCATAAAGTGTATGATCAGATTCAGGTTCTATCACTTGACAAATCTGTAGGGCTAGTTGTGATACTGCCATCGTTCTTTATCTCCGGTTTATTGGTTTCTTTAATATTGTTTATTTCTTCTTCAGCTTCTTCTAATAATCGAGCTCGTTCATCTTCACTTAGTCCAAATTCATTTCCGTCATCATCTTTAGAACTAGCTGAAACAAGTCTTTGAACTACCGCTGCTAGTTTAACTAATGCATCGTCATTTTTAACTGATACTTCTAGATAATCTTTTATCATTGGTACAATTATTGATGCATCGCCTATATTTTTTATCATTGGTTCTAAACTTTTAATTAACGTATCTATTTGACGCGACTTCTTTTTTGAGTTGTGATATACATCTCTCATTAGATCAGAAAAGTTTGTACCTTTAAATAATTCGAATTCTTGGCTCATATTATATCCTTTTATATAAATATGAGTAGCTAGGTTTTATGATATCAAATGACCGGATTTTGAATAGGATGCGAACATTTTAGCATAATCTTTTTTCATTACATTGAGAACCTTTGTAATGTTTTGAGTCTTAAGACCTGTCCGTTCTCTTATAAGTATATAAAGAGCTTTTTTATTGAAGTTTTCTATATTATCTCGTATTCTAAATAATTCTAGGATTGTATCTGCTACTATAATATCTCGTTTATTTGTGAAAATAGAATTCATATTCTTATCATACCATTCAACCCATAAATTTGTAAATTCTTTTAAAGATTCTTGATGATCTGATAATGCCATTTCTGCAGATATATTTCTTCTATCATCTAAAATATCAGTACTCATACGTGCTTTCATTTTAGCATAATTAGCATTATTTTGAATTATCAAATAATTTTTAGCTATAATTGAAAAATATGAAAAGGCTTTACCTTTACCTTCTTGAAATTTACCAATCTTCTGTACTAGAAATGCAACTACTTCTGCTTTAACATCTTCATATGGAACATCAAAATATGAAAATTTAAATGTATGATAAATATTTTCAACTAGTTTATTAAATGGATAATTAATATATTCTTTAAATACTCGATTTCTTTTTGACCAAGAAGGTTCTGAATTATATGCAATAATTGCTTGATCTGTTATGTATGTAAAATATTGCTTCTTGCTAGGTTTACGACCTCTTCTTACACGTGGACCGTTTTCTTCTAGGTCTTTCATTTCAGCAGCATGCCATTCATAAAATTTTTGTACTGGGCTAAGTTCTTCCATTAAAATCCTTTATTTAAATCTTCTATTACTTCTTTAATTATTTTGAATGAAGTTCCTACTTCATCAGAAGCTTCAAATGCTCCTAATCGATCAGCATTTTTTATTACAGAATTAGATTGACCGACTTTTGTTTTTAATTGTTGAAAAAAGTTATAATACTCAGTATTCGATGTTTCTAATTCATCTATATAATCAGTTTGAGTTTCTTGTTTTTTCAATTGATTAATATTAACAAATATAGATGTTAATAATAATACTGATAAAATTATAATAGTTGTTATCATTTGTTATCTCCAAATAAATCATCAAACATTTTAGATGCATTAACTTTTGTTTGAGGATTGGTTATTATCTTTGACTTTCTTTTCATAGATGTAGTTGTAATTGGTTTATTATTATTCCATCTTTCAAATTCTATTCTAGCTGCCATTAAATCTGCCTGATGCATTACAAATCCTAAATTAGTTTTTAATTTAGAATCAGCTGTTCTGGACATGAAATATGGTTTATTACTTTCATCATATAATCCATCTGTCAATTTAATTCCTAACATTTCATTCCAAGTGATGCTAATACCATAATGTTGCAATAGCCAAATAGATAGGTCATTTACGAGGGTGAATTGGTTGTTAGGATTAACCTTATACATCCTTCCCATATTCTTTCTATGCCATTCAGAATCATTAGGAATATATGTTTCATTACCTTCTCCAGAAAATCCCATTTTGCCAATATCATGATTTAATGCTGTAAAAATTAATTCTTCTTTAGTATAACCAGACATATCTGCTCCCATTCTTGTCCATAAATCATATACCTCATGAGCACAATCAATTACTCGTAAAACATGATCTACATAACCGCCATCAAATGCATTATGATAATGATCAATACTAGATGCTGGTTGAGTTGACATTCTATCTTCTAAATCTGTATACATAGATAATAGTTTAGTTTGTCTTTCTCCTGTAAATTCCGTTCTAATTACTTCTAATAAACGTTCCCAATTTTCTACTATTTGTTCTGCTGTTAATTTCATATCTTAATTATTTGACGATACCATTGATATTTCTGATTCTCTAACTAGTAAATATTTTACATCTTCTAGAATTATTTCATTTCCATTTTTACCTGATAATAATCTATTTGCTGCTAATACAACATCTCCTACTTTACACGTCATTGGAATTTTATCTCCTGTTTGAGTAAATAATCCTGGTCCTACTGCTATAACATCTGCATAACCATATTCAGGTGCACTTGTTGTAAGTATAATTCCATTTACAACATTTTCTTTTTGTTCTTTTGCTTTTAATAAAAGCTGGTCTCCCATAGGTTTCATTTTCATAACTTATTCTTTTTTTATATTATTTGATCTATAACTCCAATTTCTAATAATTCTTCAGATGTTAAAAAACAATCTGATCTCATTTTATTTTTCCACCAGTCGGCATCTTTTTTAGTTTTTTCTGCTAACATGCCATAAATAATTTTTTCTAAACTTTTTACATTATCTAGATATGCTGTTATATCTGACATCTTACCTCCTAGAAAGCTAGATGATTGATGAAACATTACTGTTGAACGTTTACTCATCATTCTATTTCCAGTACCACATGTTAAAATTATGGCGGCGGCTGAAAATGCTCTACCTCTACAAATTGTATTGACTTTAACATCTAATGATTCAATATAATCTATTATACCAAACATTTCATAAATGTCTCCACCTGGTGAATTAATCATTAAATTAATTGGAGCTGTTTTGTTTCGTCTATGTTGTAATAAACTTCTCATACGTATAATAAAATCTGTTAACGTATGTTCTCCTATTTCATCACTTAAAAATATAACTGAATCTTCATAATCCAATTGTGTTCCTATTTGATTATGTAATGATTCATAATCACCAGCTGGTTTATTTATTACAGGTTGTTCTTGTAACTGTTCGTCTTGTTTCTGTGCCTTTAAAGGCTGTTCTTCATATATACTCATATAACTTAATATAATAACTTTTATTCGTAATTCCTAATCTATTTAACTTTTTTTAATTGACGCTGTAATTTCTTTAATTGTGTATTGCCGGCATTTATATCCTTCTTCCATTTAGCCTTCTTTAGTTGACCTCTAACCATAGCCATTTGTTCTAATATAGCCTGTTCCAATCTCAATCTTTCTGATTTAGATAATTTCTTTTTATCTTTTTTAGGTTCTATTTTGGTTGGTTTTAAAGTTCCTTTCAACTTAACTTGTTCTTTACCCTTATGAAATACATTGCCATCCTTATCAACAAACTCTTTCATGAATTGCCATCCTCTTGGACGACCTTTTGAAACATAGCCACCTTTTATGTCCGGTGGTGGAACTGTTTTACAAACACATCTCCAACATAATACTGCAGTAGAATCTGCATTAACAGCTGTATAATGAAAACATCTTGGACCGTTAGCTAATTTAGGCCATGCCCAATAACTTGTATCTTCAATACTATTTCGACAAATCATTTCATGTTTGCCTTTATTTCTTCTTGTATGAAATTTATGTGTAACTTTTTTCTTTTTTGCCATAACTTTAATTTTTAATTATTAACTCCAATATCCATTACCACGACTAGGAGGAGGTTTTGGTTTTGGTTTTGGTTTTTCATCATATATATCTGGAAGAGGTTCTTGTTCATCATCTTCATCATCATCTTCATCATCATAATCTTCTATTCCTTCAGTTAAATCTTCTTTAACCTCTTCTTCAGTTATTAACGGTTCATCTTCAAATACAATCTCTCGATCTGCCCAATCACCTAATGGTTCTCTCATATCAGGAACTTCTTCTGGTATATTCATATCTTCTTTTGGTTTAATTTGAGCAAATGCAAAATTTGCTGCTACTACCATTGCAATAGCTAATGGGTCAAATACAAATATAATTAATAATAAGAACCAATTAACTACTTGTCCCATATCCTTACCAGTTGTCTCTGATAAGTATTTTAATGGACCAAGTTCTCTTTGCTCTTCATTACCTATTTCCAATTCTAATAATTGAGTATCAAGTGATAGGATAGAATCTTGTACCGCTTCTAACTTTACATTTATAGTATCTCTATCTGCAATTGTTAATGACAGTTCTGATTGTAATGCTCTCCTAGCTGAACTAGATGATGTTGTAATTACTTGACCTGCTTCTTCTGAATAATATGATACTGAAGTTGGACTAGATAATGATTTTCTTAAATCAGATATAGTTGTATTCAATTGCGTCTTTTCAATTGTTAAGTCTGTTTTATTTTCTTCAAACCTAATTTGTTTAGTTTCTAATACTGCAAGTGACTTATCTAAAAATTCAGACTTGGTTGCTGTTTCTTGATAAGCTCCGGATAAGAATCCATATATACCACCACTAGTAATTATGATTAAAACAAATACCGCAATGGATAAATAAGCTCTTAACCATTTATTAATAGTATCCCAGTACTGGTATAGTAAAGATGCACAAACAAGTTTAGCAAATTCTAACGAACCAGCCATTATAATTACTTGTGTACTTGCTCCTGCAAACAATTTACTCAATCCAAATACAGAATAGAATGCAGCTGAACCTGAAACGGCTAATGCTGCTAGACCTATTAAGAATGGAAATATTCTTGCTTTCATTTTAACTAGCCGTACATCGGTCTGTAATAAATTGTAACTTTTGTCTTATTGTTCGGAATCTATTTCTAATTTCAAGTGGATCAATTGGTTGTCCTTTTGATACAGCTTGATCGATAATCATTATCATGTTATCGACATCATCTAGGTGTCTTAAGACATTTTCTCTATCTTTCATACTAAAACTTTTTTATTATTATTATATTGATAAATATTGCGATATTCGAAAAGTGCTAATTCTTTTGCCTTAGCTTCTATAACAATATCTAATTCATGATCATATGTATTAATCTCATCTTTTATATAATCTGAATGTGCTTGTGCCCTAATTTTAGGGTCTTGTTTTTCTTTTGCTCTACTTTCTGAATAATGACAACATTGTCTAACATCTTTTGGCCAAGTAGAACCTGCTAATTCTAATGCTTCTTGTTCGGTCAACTCATCTGGGTGGAATGTATGGTGGTGGTAATCAAATGTAATTGGAATACCTATTTCTTTATGAAAATAGTTATATAACATTCTAGTCGACCACATACTAGGTTTATCATCATTTTCTAATACTACTCTTTTCTTACAACTATCAGATAATTGATGCCATCCTGCAATCCATCTTTTCGATGTACCTACAAAATCTCCTCCATATGAACCACCTACATGAATGTTAATTTTATTTTCAAATGAAGGTTCAAATCCCATAAGGTCAAATGTTTCGCTATGACGTTCTAAACTAATAATCGTACGTCTTACTACCTCCGGGTTGGGAGATCCTAATACATTAAATGGCCCTGGATGGGTAGTTACTCTAATACCATGTTCACGTGCATATTCTCCACATTCCATTAGTTTGGCAGAAATATCTTTAAACTGAGGAAGTTCACATAATTCATAATGATCATGCCAAGGAAATAATTCAGACCCTAATCGAAATAATGTAATCTTATGTTCTTTATTCCATTGTAGATAATGTAACAAGTCGTTTGCATTAAGTAGTGTTCTTTCTCCTAATAAATGTAAGTCCCAATCTTTTGATTTTGTTGAGCCATTCTGCCATGTTGCTTTTCTTGCTGTTCTAGAAGTAGTTACTCTACCTCCTAATTTATTTGGTCGGTTAGTTAATGTCATGTTAACACATGCATAACCTAATCTTACTTTCTCATTCATATTATTAATATATAAAAAATTTTTCGTAAATCCTAGTAATTAGGATAAATACATAATTCATTATCACAAGCAGAGCTATTTCTAAAATATGCTTCTGTAACACATACGCCGTTCACATATGGCTCAAAATTTACAGCATCCCAGTCACAACAAAATGTATTAATCATACTTACATCTGGTTTAGACCTTTCTGGAATATCTATAAACTCTTGTTTTTCACATCCAGTTAACACTGTTAACAATGTCAACACTATAACCCAAAAGGCTATGACAATAATACTTGCTATTTTTCTTTTTAACATATAACTAATTTTAAATTAAACATTTCTTCCATTTTCAAAAACATGTTTTACGGTCGGAAATCGTAAACTTAACTCTCCTTGTTGATTTTTTGATTCTTCAAAATATTGAACGGTAATTGTTTTTCCAATTATTGCATTTGGGTCAGCTTCATATTTTATTCGTTGTTCTTGATTCCAACCAGAACCAACTGCAACTTTATAACCTTTATGACTAATATAAGCTTGGCCCATCATTTTAACTACAACTTCTTTACCTTCTCTAATAATTCTATGATCTTCAAAATCAATACTTTCAACTATATATTCAGCATCATAAAACTTTTTTACTTTTAATAAATTTTGAGATCTCTTACCTTCATACCCTACATTCTTTCTTAACATAATTCCTTCATGTCCTTCTTTCTCTGCATTAGCTTTCAATTCACCAAAATGAATATCTCCATTAACAACTACTTGACCTAGAACTGACATTGAATCTTCATTTTTTAACATTACGTCTAATTTTGCAAATCTAGCAATCCTTTGTACTAATGTCATTTCACTTACTTTATTATTAAACTCTGTCAATGTCAAATAATCAAACATTACATATTTAGGATTGTCAATAGTATGATCTTTTCTTTTGATTTGTTTCATAATACCTTGAAAATCTTCATTACCATTTTCATCCATCAAACAAATCTCCCCATCAAATACAATACCTCTAACTCCTAATCTACCTACTGCATCTTTAACAACTTGTAATGTCGTAAACTCATTACCTACTCTAGAATAACATTTAACATTACCATGGATATCTACTACTGTAATACATCTTACGCCATCTAACTTTCTAGATGCTAACCATATATCGTCCCAATTAACTCGTTTAGGGTCAAACTTATTTGCTAATGCAACATCAAAGGTTGGAATCAATCCTGGAATAACTTTATTGATAACTGATTCAGAAGCTCTAATCTCTAAATTTCTATCTATAATACTAAAGATCAAATCTTCATATTCTGAATATTGAGCAATAAATCCATTTACCATTGCAATTGCATCATGTCCTGTATATACCCTATCATTGAGGTCGTTTAACAAATGAAATATACTAGTATGAATCAAATTCATATCACATAAGTCTGAACGTTTCTTACATGTTTTACTTGTTACATAATATTTCTTATACGGATCAAATGTATAAACTAATGCACTTTTAATGAATGTATTCTTTCCATAGGCATTAATAATAGTTTTCTTTGCATTAAGTGAACTTGTACTTTTCATTTCATCTACAAATGCTTGGAGTTCTTTTAGGCTTATTTTCATATTTTAATCTTTTTATTTATATAATAAAGATAAGGAAAATATTTCAATTAGGCAAAGCTTTTTGAAGCTTTTTTTAAAAATATTTAATATAAAATTAATATTAGATTAATATGATTGATATGAAATTATGTTATTTATTAATATGAAAAGGCAAATAGATATAACAACTTTTATATATATTGTAATGATGATTTCAATATTCCTTATTGCTCTATAATCTCAGCATCTTGAATAGTCTCACAACAATATAGTATACCATTTTTACGTAATAATGTATCTGTTCTTGTCCATTCTTTCATAACATTTGTATCAAAATTTGGATGAAGATCTTGTTCACGAAATTTTCTATTTACTTTAAGTAAAATATCTTTAAATTTTATTAATTCTAATTGATACACTGCGGGTTGGTTTAATTAATTGTTTTTAGTTCCAAATTTTGATCGTAACCAAATTCGTTCATGAAAATAATACAAAATAAATTTAGTAAATAATTCTAATGCGCCTATTTTCAAACCCATTAATGGACTACCAGTTATTATCCATCCTAGTGTCATTGTATCCAATGTTCCTATAATTCTCCAACTGATAGCTTTTAATAAGCTTCTTGTTTTAGTTACTTTCATTTTTGAACTCTTACTTTATCGTAACTGTTTTTGGTTTAGCTGCTTCTGTAAGAGGAGCAAACAAATGCAATAAACCGTTCTCTAATTTAGCATCCAATTTGCTCAAATCAAATCTTCTACTAATTCTCCATCCTAGATTATT